GCTCTAGCCTTGATTCATCATAAAAGAAACAGTTGCCACAAGCCCTGCCCTCTGGGACATCCTCGGCTAGAGCTGGTCTGTAATTATCTGGCAGGTTAGCACCCTCAATGTCAGGCTCGTCAATTTCCTCGACCTGTTCCATCTCGACAGCAATCATCTTTGGGGTTGGTATCTTTTCAAGCTGGAATACATTGATGACCATCATCTTGTCGGTTGGCTCAAAGATGCCATCCTCGTAATCAAACAATCTGACCACAGCAAACTGCTCTTGAACCATCTCAACCTGAGCTGCAACTCTAGGATCAAGTGGTGCCCAAGATACAAAGTCACCAACTGCTAGTGAGCCGACTGCTGCTCTTTCGCCTACAAACTCAGTTCCCTCGTCAATGCTGATAGCGACAGCCTGGTCAATGGCAGATTCCTTTGAGTCATGGCAACCGATTGACTCGCCATCCTCTTTCTCAACAGCCCAGTTAGGGCAGTCAGGATTTGTCTGTGTAATGTAATAGGGCATTTCTATACCTGCTTCAGGAATGAGATGGGGTGATTACCTTTACTTGAAACAACATATACATGCTCATTTGGATAGCATTGAAGCTCCAATGAGTCCTCTTTGAAAAGGCTAAAACCATTTGTAGTTGTAACAGTTTCATTGCCAACATAAAGAGCAGTTGTGTTATCCATGTTATGAATGTGCAATCTCCAATCGCTGACTGAGCTTCCGTCAATCGCAATTCTGGCTGTGCCAGCAACTATTTGTCCTGTGGTAATCGGCAAAGTTAGACCTCGTAAACCGCTTCTGGGTCCTCTGGATTTATCTGAGCAATACCTTGTAGTTGGACAGTTGGCAAGCCGGTGTGAAGGATTGGTGGCAAGCCCATAACCGATAGAACATCGGCAGGGTCATAACCTGAGTTGACAAGTTTCTGCGCCATGTTGACTCGCTTGTCGGTTGCTACTAGCTCGGCTGCATCAATGTTCACGCTGGCTAGGGGCACTCGGATAATCTCTCCGCCGTCAACTGGTGGCAAGTCCTCAAGTCTGCGGATGTCGTTGATGGTCAAGTATCCAGCCTGAAGTCCAACGCTGTAAGCGGTAAAGCGTGAGTTGGCATCGCCTCTTAGCAAGCCGTCAAGTGTGAACTTGATGAACGCTGTTGATCCACCAGGCTCGTTTGCCATTAGAGGTGTAAAGGCTGACTCTAGTTTCTGAACGATTGGCCTGAGTGTGTGAGTCACAAAGGCGATGTTGTTCTGCTCAACGCTCGAATAGGTGTTAGTTCCTGGTAGTCCTAGTAGGTGAGGTGGAATGTTGAACGCGCGAGCCACATCCTCGACAGCCATTCTGCGTGAGTCAATGAACTGTGCCTTGTCGTTTTCGACTGAGGTGTTTACATACTTAGCTCCACCAGATAGAACGCCTGTCTTGTGAGCTTTGCGGAATCCCTTGTGTCTTGCATCGAAGCCGTCAACAAGTTGCTTGGCTTGCTCAGGTGTTAGGTTGCCAGGGAACTCGATAATGCCCTGAGTGCTTGCACCCTGACCAAAGAATCTAGCAGCGTATGACTCTAGCGCGAGCGCAAGTCCAAAGTTATCCTTTAGTGCTGTGACTCTTGAGATGCCTCTGGTTTCACCTGGTCTGACCACATCTGGGATGTGCATAAGTTCGTTTTTGTTTAGTGGCTTGCCTTCACCCTCGTAAACATAGGTAACGCCACCAACCTTGTCTTTGCGAATCTCTACCTTCGCTGGGTTTAGAACTGTCATGTTTACTACTCGACCAGCACCATCTCTAAAGACTCGGACAAAGCCGTTGCCATCAAGCAACATAGAAACAATTAGTGATCCGTAAAAGGCTTCCTTGGTGGTGTCAACATCTGGCTGTTGTACCCAAGCTGGTCTGGGTCGAAAGGCAAAGCGAGCACCATCGCGCCGAATGTAAGAGTCAACTGGCAAGGTTGAGATTGTGTCAGAGATAAGGCTGACTGCTGAAAAGATTGCGTTTACTCTAAAGACAGTTTCAGGGTTGACTACTGTGCCTGATTGGTTTAGGACTTCAATGTCGCCACCGGTGCCCCAGATGGTTTGAAAGCTGATTGCTCTGGACTCGAAAAGATTGTTAAGCATTGGTTATTTCCTTTCGAGAGCCAAGCCAAATAGTAATGAAAATACACCAGCAAGAATTACGCCTACTGGTGGAAAGATTAGACCTGCACCGATGCTAATGCTCAAAGCCCCTAGCACTTGAAGTATGGTTGCCATGACCGCCTTAGATAAAGAATTGTGGGACAAGCTGTTCAGACTCTACTCTACCAACAGTTGCCCTATCAAATGCGATTACAGCAGCAACAGCCGCGTCAATCTTTCTAGGTGAGCCTCGATTGTCTTTTACAATTCTTGGTCCAATCCTGTCGGTCTTGACTACTGCGTTGGTCAGGTGTCGCTCAAGTAGTGGGTCGCCATCGTGAATCATTGTCTGCTCAGTTACCGCTGTGTAGAACTTGGCACAAGCACCAACCATGCGACTTGGGCTAGTTGAAGGGAACTCGATAACAGGCAAACCCATCTCAGCCATAGCATCCATAGACCTTTGCCAGCGATAAGGGTCACAAGCTATCTCTTTTACATTGTGAGTTGAGCAGAATTGGATGATTACATCCTCGACTTCTTGGGTGTTTACACGCCAATCATCAGTATCCTCTGGCTGTTTCTCCCATGTTTTGATCATAAATAGATAGGGCTTTTCATCCTCTTTGGGTATGGTGCAACCCATCAAGCTAGTGCAGTCACCATTGAATGAGCCGTCAAAGCCGATGATGATGTCCTCATCTGGTCGCAACTCACGCTGTTCCGCTAGTGGTTGCCAAGCTCCGTTAGGTAGCCAAGCGTTCATAGAGCTGACCCATTGGTTCAATCGCTTGGTTCTAAACTCTGGCTCAGGGGTTCTCTTGACAGCAGACTCAAAGTCATCGGCTGATACTAGATCGTCATAACCTGGGTTGGCAACCTTCCACATCTCAGGGTCGCGATGGTCTGCCTCTGGTGGTGCTTCCCACCAAGACATAAAGAAAGTTGGGTCAACAATTTCACCTGTTGATACTCGCTTGCCGTACTGATAGAGGCTGTAAGCGATTGAGTCTTGCCCTGTCATGTCTGTCTTTTGACCGGCTGTGGTGACTGCTAGTAGCTGTGCCAGCTTGCCTCGGTTACCCATCGAGAGTGACAACACATCAAATAGCTCTCGGTTCTTGTGCGCGTGAATCTCATCCACAATGGCTCGGCTAACATTCAGACCTTCCTTGGAGTAAGCCTCGGCAGATAGCACCTTCATTACAGAGTTGGTTGAGGGTACAAAGATTGCATCTCGATACAGAGTGCAAAGCTCGGATAGCTCACTAGCCTCAACCATGCGCTTAGCCTCACCAAAGATAATGCGAGCCTGTTCCTTTTCAGCAGCAGCAACCACAACCTCACCACCCTCAATGCCCTCAGCTATCAAGCTGTAAAGGGCAAGCGTTGAGGCTAGGGCTGACTTGCCTGATTTTCTAGGTGTGCCTACAAGTGCCACCCTTGCAGTTAGTCCACCATCGGCATCTCTGGCAAAGATACGCCTGACCAGTTCCTTTTGCCAATCTCTTAGGACTAAAGCATCACCGACTCGACCAGCGATTCCATCCTTACCAATAGTTCCAAAAGCCTCAGCAAACTCAATGGCATACTCACCATCACCTGCGTTGATAGCTTCATCTGATACTGGTGTCAACCAGGCTGGGGGCCAGCTACTCACGATTAGCCTTTTTAGTTAGCAGTTCCTCTAGCTTGCTCATCTTTTTGACTTCAGCAACGCCGAGTCTGCTTCTATCAGTTGGGGTGAAACCAAGCAGGGAAAGGTTTGAGTAGATTGACTTTTCAAGCTCTCGCAAGCCTCTGCGATCCTTGGGATTGTTGTCAGTCATAACCCTGACCCTTAAGTTCCAACGCTCGTCAACCATCTCACAGGTCATCAGTAGAATCTCAATGTCGCTGTTGGGGCTAATCCAAGCGATGCCTGATTCCCAAACTCTGTCCCATAGTTCCTTGCCGTATTTGAGCAAAGGTCGAGCTGGCTCAGGCGTAGATAAGGCTTGGGATATCAGCATCACTGTTGACTGGTCAGGCAATGCTCTTTTGCCAGGGTTGCCGGTCAGCCTCTTGACCTCAGTTGGAACTGGTGGCCTACCAACTTGTGCCATGCTAGTCTGCCTTAGCTGGCAGCAGCTGGGCTTTCTGCCCTGTTAGTTTCTCCCAGCGTTCAATGATGACATCACAATACTTGGGGTCAAGCTCCATTAGGAATGCAGTCTTGCCAAGTTGCTCACAGGCAATCAAGGTAAATCCAGAGCCACCAAATAAGTCTACAATGTTGGTCGCTTGCTTACCCCAACGATCAAAGAACCACTTAGCAAGCTCGACTGGCTTCTGAGTTGGATGGACTCTGGTTTCATCACCTCTGGCTGTGTAGTTAGTCTTGACTAAGACTCTTGCAATCTCTCGCCTGTGTGGTGTCTTAGACCAGCAGGTTTCAAATGAGCTACCGAATCTTCCGTCAAGTAGGCCGATGCGGTCATCTGAGTATTTGTCCCAAATAATCCAGCTACCTAAGTCTGGATACTTACGCTGCAAGGTTTCAACATAGTAATCTGCACCCCAGAGAAAGACCTCTTTGCACTTGGCAAAGTAATCAAGCAAGAAGCTGGCATCAAATTGTTTGTTGTCGTCAATCACCTTGTCGTACTTCTTGCCACCATCTCCCATCTTGGAGTAATCGGTGTCTAGGTTCATGCCGTATGGTGGGTCACTAAATACCATGTCTGCTGTTTGCCCATCAAGCAGTTGATCTATTGCTGCCTTGCTAAATGAGTCACCACACATAAGTCTGTGATTGCCAAGTTGCCAGATGTCGCCAAGGGCAACCCTGCCAGGTGCAGACTCAGGTATCTCATCCTCAATGATTGGCTTATCCTCATCAGGTAGCTCAAAAGCCTCGAAGCCAAACTCGGCAAGCTCCCAACCCTCAGCCTCTAGCTCTAGCAGTTGTGAGGTCAGCACTTCTTGATTCCAGTTGGCAAGCTCGGCTGTGCGATTGTCAGCGATAGCAAAGGCTTTGACTTGAGCATCAGTCCAGTCAGCCGGCACTCTGACAACCTCAATGTCTAGCCAGCCCAATCTCTTAGCAGCCTCAATAGTTCCGTTGCCAGCAACGATTGTGCCAGCCTCAGTTATGACGATTGGCTTGCGCTGACCGAACTCTTTGAGGCTTCCCATGATGGCTTTGAGGTTCTTGTCATCGTGTTGCCTTGCGTTTTGTGGATCAGGCGTTAGCTCAGCAATGCGTAGGGTTTCAAGCTTCATTTTTATAGCTTACCAAAAAGCTTTAGTTTTGCGGAGCTACACAGAAGCTCAGGGGCTCGGGGTGTTGGCTTGCCGATTAGCCAAGAAAAGACCCACCCCCCAGAAATACTGGCATGGGGGTCCTATGGGTCTTAGGTGAGGTTTATCTAGTAATTATTTATAAATATATTCCAATCATCTCCATGTGTGCTTCCTATCTATTGCCGAGTGAGTGCCACAGTCAGCCAATGTATTTGTTTCCTTTGCGAGCGTTGCAGGTGCGGTGGGCAGGGGCTAGTGGACTCTCAGGATTTCCTGGTATCAGATGGTCAGCTTGTATCTGAGTTCTATCTGTGAACGCTTGCTTACAGATGTGACAATGAGTAGCGGTTTCCCTCACCACCCTAGCTCTTTGACGATAATCCCCCCCGTATAAAAAAGCCTTCCGTAGTTTTCTTTCTGGCGAATAGACTCGGGGTGCCTTCTCTCTTGGTTTTCTTTCCAGCCGGCAAGCATCGCAATACTCTGACCTAGCCTTGAATAGTGCCTTGCACTTGAGGCAGGGCTTAAGGAATACGATCATGCGTCTTTGCCCCATCCGATACCCATGAAGGTTACTGCTGGTGGGTCGTACACTCTCACTAAGTCTTTGACACAGTTGGCACAGAGTGGCGTTCTATCTGGCTCGTCTATCTTTCTTATCACAGACATCTTGAGGTCACAGGTCTTGCACTTGTAATCGTATGTAGGCATCAGGTTTCTTTTCTTTCTGGCAATGTTGCGTTCCTCATCTCAAGCTCTGCAAACATACCGACTGCATCTGTTATGCGCCTCTCTGAGATAGCAGCATAGTCAGGGTTTAGTTCCAAGCCAATGTAGTTCCTGCCATGCTTAAGAGCTACCTCACCTGTTGTACCAGATCCGCTGAATGGGTCTAGGACTGTATCTCCTTCCTTACTTCCTGCAAGTATGCATGGCTCTATCAGCTCTGTCGGATAGGTAGCAAAGTGAGCCTCTTTGTATCCCTTGACGTTTACTTGCCAGACTGAGCGTTTGTTTTTCTTATCTACGATTGATACAAAGTTCTCTTGACCTGTACCCTTCTCACCCTGTCGCTTGCCGTCATAGTGTAGGCGACCCTTGCCAGCTCGCTTCTCCTCAGCCCAGATAGCATCCTCTTTGATTGCTTCATGGTCATAGTAATAGCGTGGTGCTTTGGTCATCAAGAATATGTACTCATGTGACTTAGTTGGTCTGTCTGTCACGCTCTCAGGCATTGGGTTTGGCTTGTGCCAGATAATGTCAGAGCGCAAGTACCAGCCTCTAGCTTGCATGGCAAAGGCAAATCGCCAGGGGATTCCAACTAAGTCTTTATGCTTTAGCCCTTCACCTGTCTTGGTAAACACACCTTCTCTTTCATTCCCAAATCCTGCCCTGCCATTGTTTGATGCCCTGCTATTGTTGCCAGCGTAAGAGTCACCTAGATTGACCCAGATAGTTCCATCATCCTTTAGGACACGCCAGACCTCATCAAAGACAATGCATAGTTGCTCAATGAAGTCATCGGGTGATTGCTCAAGTCCTATCTGATTGTCCTCAAAGATTGCCCCACAAGATTCACATAAGTCTTTGTAGTAATAGCCAGGTAGCTTAGTTGCTTCTCTGCTCGGTCTGTTTTTATTGAACTCATCATTGCCAAACTTCTTGGTCTTGCTTGGGTCTTTGATGTGTTCACAAGACTCATCTCCACCGGTCCAGTTAGCTGTTCCGTAATCCCTAAGTCCCCAGTAAGGGGGCGATGTTACGACTGTTTGGACTGAGGCATCTGGTAGTTCCTTTAGGGCTTGTCGGTTATCCCCGATTATCACCTCTGCTTTTACCTTCATGCTTTGGTAGTTTCCACGATTGCCCAGTCGCCACCATAAAACTTTTGCAGTGAGTTCATTCTCTTTTGAGCTGTGGCTTGTGTGCCGTAGCTAAAGCTGTTGATGACCCATGAGTCACCTGATCGATGGGCAATTCCATAAGTTATAGGTCTATTGGATTTGCGACTAAATACCTGACCATCTGGAGCTGTTGCTGAATAAGTAAACATTTTTCCCTTTCTTGCTGTTTACAGCTTATAGACAGTTCCAGTGAAGTCAATGCCTTTGTCAAGAACAAATGTCACGAGTCCTGGCACAGAGTCCTCGCCTGAGCGCAATCTCCACCAGCCTGATCCGTTGTCCATAGTGCTTGCCTGAATCCAGAAGCGCGATGATCCTCTTGAGGTCGAGCCAAGCTCTAGCACTCTAAGGTGATGGAAGTGTCCAGATACGCCGATGGTCGCATCCCCAACAGGCTGCTTACCAAAGGCTTGCTGTCTCCACCAGGTAGGCACTTGGTCTGGTCTTGGGCTTTGGTGTCCATGCCAGATACCGAGTATGTGGAACTGGTCGTCAAAGATGTCTATTGCTAATGACTCGTCATGCTTTTGAGGTTCATAGAACTTGATAGGCATTTCAGTTTCTTTTGCCAGCCTTGCAAGTGTGCGCCCGATGTGGATACCCCAGTCATCGGTTGGTGTGCCTTGCTGCTTACCCCTGACACGCCATTGGCAATGGTTCGAGCCAACTGATGCGTAGGTGATGTCATTGCTGTATTGCGCTAGTAGCTTCAAGTGGTCCCAAGCTAAGGTAGTCGCGATGTCAACCTGTTGCATGGGGCTGAGGTCGTTGCTCTGGAGCTGATTGCCACCTGTGTTGTCAAAGCCCTCTACTGTGTCACCTAAGTCAACAAAGATAACCTTGGCTGGTTTCTCTCGCTTGAGCAGGGCAGTTAGCTTTTCTTTTGTTTCCTCGACTCTGGCAAGCATGGCTTCGATACCGCCTCGGTGGTCAACCTTGCCAACCTGTAAGTCAGACCAAAGAATGACTAAAGCCTTTTCAGAATCTGTTCTGAAGTCTTTCTTAGGCTTGTAGGCTTTCTTGACTTGGGAGTAGAGCAATGGCAGGTCAAGGTTTGCGACCCTGCGCCTAAAGGTAAACCGATAGCTAGATAGCCATTCTCCGTCATAGCGTTGCCAGCGTGATGTGCGTGGAGTTCCGGTGACCTCAAACTCATCTGGGTCGAAGCCTTGCTGAGTAAGGAAGTCATCAAAGCTAGGTACACCTGATGTCGGTGGTAGTTGCGCCCAACCCTCGTTGCCGTCAAACTCAAAGGCAGGTCGGTACTCTTTAGGCGTTTCTACTCTTGGTGCTGGCTCCAAGTTATCTAACACAGCTACACGCTTTCCTTCGATGAATCGTTATTGGCTTATCGCTAATGACTATGCCCCTTGAGGTTAGCTCTCTAGCTAATGCGTTTGATGTCCATTCCTGGTTAGCTATGGCAGCTACAAGAATTGCTTGATCCTTGGTGTCCAGAGTTTCCAA